CTGGCTGGGGCATCGAGGCTGGCCGGGGCATCAAGGCTGGCCGGGGCATCAAGGCTGGCCGGGGCATCGAGGCTGGTGATAGCATCAAGGCTGACGAAAACTTTGGAATATATGCCGGATTAAGCGTGAGGCTTGATAGTAACGATCGCCAGGTTAAGGCGAAACAAAAGCCAATTAATTTGATATGCGGCGAATTTGTAGTCGATGATGATAAGGAGTGAATTTCAATGTATATGCTGGGAACGGAGTTAAAAGAGATCATCGTCCAACAGGCGGCACAGATCGCCGAACTGAGGGAACTGCTGCATAATGCCGAGACGGCGCAAGATTATTGGCGAAAAGAATATGACAGGGCGGTGAAGGAGGCGCGGGATCATGACACTGTATGAGATACGGGACCAGATCGCCCGGATTTTAGATACGGGATTTGTGGTAGATGAGGAAACTGGAGAAGTTTTAGCGGATGAATCCAGCCTTGACGCCCTAAAAATGGCCGAGGAGGAGAAACTTGAAAATATCATCTGCTACCGCAAAAACCTGTTGTCAGAAGCAAAGGCCATCAAATTCGAGGAAGAATCCCTAAGTAAGCGGCGCAAGGCCAAGGAGGCCAAAGCGTCACGCCTGGACCAGTACATAGCGAGCTGTATGCGTATGTCCGGACGCGATAAATTCGAGACTTCCCGTTGTAAAGCATTCTTTCGGTGCTCGAAATCGGTGGAGATTGACGATTATGTATTTTATGACTCCGCCCCGGAGCAGTATATCAGGGTCAAGCGGGAGGCGGACAAAAACGCCATTAAAGCGGCTATCGCATCTGGGACATCGGTGTCGGGAGCCGCCCTCGTCGAAAAGGAAGGGCTGGTGATTAAATGAATCATATGGATATTTACGAGGCTGTAAGGACACCGCCGCAAGAGGCGCTGAAAGCCATTGAGGCTGGGCGGTTGAAAGGCATGACGGATATAAACCCCATGTGGCGGATAAAGGCCCTAACAGAGAGGTTCGGGCCTTGTGGGATCGGATGGAAACCCGTCATCACAAGACAGTGGACCGAAAATGGAAGCGATGGGACGATGGCCGCGTTTTGCAATCTTGACTTATATATAAAAACCGAGGAAGGATGGAGCGACCCCATTCCAGGAACCGGTGGGAGTATGTTTGTGGCAAAGGAACGAAGCGGCCCGTATACCAGCGACGAATGCCATAAGATGGCATTTACCGACGCTTTGTCCGTGGCTTGCAAGCTGCTAGGATTTGCGGCGGACATTTATTGGCAAAAGGACCGGACAAAGTATTCAGGGCAAACAGGACAACAAAGTTTGCCCGCACAAGTATTCGAACAAGCCCCGACCGTATGCCCTGTGTGCGGAAATGAGATCAAGGGGATTAAGAAAAACGGGAAAGAGTACATTGTGGGAGAGGTGCTGAATAGGACGGGGGGGCTTTGCTACCACTGCTCTCCGGACGATGTGAAAGATAGATTTTAGAGGTGCAGGATGGAGCTTGACTTTGACAAAGCCAGATGGTCATCGGACGAGGCGGGGCTGTGGCTGTCACTGCGGGTGACATTCCCTGCTCTGGCAAAGCGGTTTGTGTCCGGGATGAAGGAACGTATGTATACAGCAAAGCTTGCCGAAAAACGTCAAAAACGAAGCCTGGACGCCAACGCCTACGCCTGGGTGCTCATGGGGAAAATCGCCGAAAAGGTAGGGACGTGCAAGGATGACGTGTACCTGCAAATGCTGGAGAGATACGGGGTATACACCCATTTTATTGTCAAACCGCAGGCGGTAGGTATGCTGATGCAGGAATATAGATTGTGCCGGGACCTGGGAGAAATCACGGTAAATGGAAAAACCGGGCACCAGATACAGGCATATTTCGGCTCTTCGCAATACGACACAAAGCAGATGTCCGGGCTGATTGACGGGATCGTGGGTGAGTGCGAGGACCTTGGAATCGAGACCATGACACCCGGAGAGCTGGCCATGTTAAAAGAAGGGTGGGGCAATGCACAAGCGGACAAAAGCGCTTAATATCCCGTCGGCTGTCAAAAAAGCCGTATGGGAGCGGGATCGGCATTGCTGTGTCCTATGCGGTTCCCCTTATGCTATGCCGAACGCCCATTATATCGCTAGGTCACAAGGCGGGCTAGGGATAGAGGAAAATATTGTGACCCTCTGCATCTGCTGCCACAGCCAGTATGACAACAGCGCCGACCGGCGATATATCCGTGAGGAAATCAAGGCATATCTCAGGTCGATGTATCAGGATTGGGACGAAACAAAATTGATTTATAGGAAGGGATAAGCAGCGTGAGCAGAAAAAAAGACATTACTAAAGAAAAATTTGGCCGTCTAACCGCTATAAAATGCATCGGCTCACGAAAAGGAAAGTCGGTTTGGTTGTGCAAATGCGATTGCGGGAATAAAGCAATGGTTAGGCTTTCAGATTTGACAGGTGGGAAAATAAAAAGTTGTGGATGCTTGCGTAAGGAAATTGCCGCGAAATCTGGACAGACAAATGCAGTTCACGGATTAACCAAAACCAGAATATGGAATATTTGGTCAGGAATGAAGCGAAGATGTGTCTCAAACCCGAACTACAGGAGCGTTACTGTGTGCCAGGAGTGGATGGACTTCAGAAAATTTTATTCATGGTCCATGGAGAATGGATACTCGGACTATTTAACCCTCGACAGAATAGATGTATATGGAAATTACACACCAGATAATTGCAGATGGGCCACCCACAGAGATCAAGAAAACAACCGGAGGAACAATCATTTTCTGGAAATATGCGGTTGCAAAAAGACCATATCTGAGTGGAGCGATGCAGTTGGAGTCAATGCTGCCACAATATCATACAGGATAAAACACCAGTGGCCAATGGATCAAATATTTACGCCCCCTAATAATAAAAAAACCAGAGAAGGAGATAAGCACAGTGCTTAATTCAGTATGCATAATGGGACGAGTCGGTGAAAATATCGAATTACGAAAAACCCCTAGTGGAATTGATGTGTGCTCGTTTAGCATGGCAGTTCAAAGGACGACCAAAAAAGATGTGACCGACTGGATTCGTGTCGTATGCTGGAGAAATCTAGCCGTATTTGTATCTTCTCACTTCCGCAAGGGCCAGCTCGTCGCGGTGCAGGGGTCGATCCAGACCAGCCAGTACACCGACCGGGACGGCAACAAGCGCACCACCTTCGACGTGGTGGCGGACAACGTATTCTTTGCCGAGAAAAAGGCCGAATCCGGCGAAACCAAGCAGGGGGCAGGGTACGATCATAGCCCGGACATTCAGGGCGATTTTGAGGAGATTATCAGTCAGGATGAACTTCCGTTTTAAGGAGCAAAAACATGATTGAACTGCTATCCAACACAGGCTTTATCATGTATTCAAAAAAGGCTGCCAAGCTGTTCGGGGTGAACGGAGCCATCCTCCTGGGCGAGCTGTGTGCCAAATATCAATATTGGCTCGACAATGGAGGGTTATTGGAAAATGAGGGATGGTTTTTCTGTACCCGCGAAGACATAGGATCGGACACGATGCTGTCTCCTTTTCAGCAGCGGGAAGCCATGCGGGTGCTGACGGAAAACGCCGTCCTGGAAACCAAGCTGATGGGGATGCCGTCCCGCACATACTACCGCATAAACGCCGATGTGCTTTACACCATGATGTCAAGAAACTTAACACCAAGGCGTCAAGAAACTTTACACCATGATGTCAAGAAACTTGACACTACTAAGAAAGAGACTAAGAAAGAGACTAAGAATGTATTACCCCCTATACCCCCAGAAGCTAACCTATTCGATAGGTTCTGGGCGGCATACCCCAAAAAGGTTGCGAAGCCCGTGGCGGAAAAAGCATTTCAAAAACTCAATCCATCCGAAAAGCTGTGTAAACGGATCATATCTGACGTTGAGGCGCGGAAAACTTCAAGAGACTGGACAAAAGACGGAGGGCAATACATACCGAACCCATCCACATATCTCAATCAAAGGCGATGGGAGGACGAAATCCAGACAGTAAAAGCGAAAGAAACCTCCATGGACCTGTCCGCCTATGAGGACATGGTATCCGGCTATATCCCGGTTTATGAGAGGGACGTGAGCGGATGACCTATACCATACCGGGTATACCGCCGAGCAACAACGAGTACATAGGCCGGACAAATTACAGGGAGTACCAGCGGGCCAAAAAGATGTGGGCGGAACGGATCGCGTTATGCTGCCGTCCAAAGCCACGGAACCCTTTGCCCCGTGCCCGTGTGGTACTGACGTACTATTTCCCGGACAAGCGACGCCGGGATCCTGACAATTACAGCGGGAAAATGCTCCTGGACGGCCTGAAATCGGCCGGGATTATCGAGGACGACAGCTTTAACCATATTGAGCTTATCTTGCGGTGCGGACTGGACAAAGCCGACCCGCATGTGGAAATTGAGGTGACACCATGTTAAACATAATCAAGCGTATATTTGGATACTGCCCCGAGTGTGGGCGATGGTTCCGTACCAGAGTAAAGCGCCGGAGGCGGGAAATTGAGGTGAACCGGTTTGAAAAAACTGACCCATCTGTCTTTATTCAGCGGGATCGGCGGTCTGGACTTGGCCGCGGAGTGGGCCGGGTTTGAAACGGCAGGGCAATGCGAGTGGGCGGAATACCCGACAAAGGTCCTGGAAAAGCACTGGCCAAATGTTAAGAGGTGGAAGGATGTCAGAGAACTTACAGCTCAATCTTTTTTTGAGAGAACAGGATACAGAGACCCGACGGTCGTATCAGGGGGATTTCCATGCCAGCCCCATAGTCTTGCTGGGAAACGTATGGCGTCTGATGATGAGCGCGATTTATGGAGCGAACTCTTCCGAGTGTTTCGCGAGACTGGAGCAAGATGGCTCGTGGCGGAAAACGTACCCGGATTACTCACAAGTGAGAATGGACGGTTTTTCGGACGAATATTGCGAGACTTGGCCCAAATCGGGTGTAATGCGTGGTGGTATAGCTTTCCAGCCTACGCTTGCGGGGCTAAATATGTCGGGGAAAGGATATGCATTGTCGCAGCGACCACTGGCGAGCGATTCGGACGCGTGGCTGAAAAACAAGAAATCGGCGCCGATGAAAAGTATTTGGAAATGCTGGGATCGTGGGAAGCAAGACAGAATGATCTATTATTATATCCAGTCAGGGATGAACGCACAAGAGGCAGCCAGACTGAACGGAATGATGATGGGCTTCCCGAAGCGCTGGACGAGCTGAAGGCATATGGGAATTCGGTAAATCCATATCAATTTTACCCTATATTCCGAGCTATAGAACAGATTGAATCATCAATCCCCACGGAGTAGCTGCCCGTGGGAGATAGGAGGACAAGATGAGCAACGACATAAAAGAGCTGATTGACCGGATTAAGTATTACGGCACATCGTATGCCATCGGAGATAATCTCGGAAGAGAAATCGGAGGGACAGACGATTTGCTTATGGCAGCCGCGTCCGCCCTGGAAAACCTGGACGCACAGTTGGAGGTGTGTGTCAAGGGGGATATCGACAAAACGCGGGAAAACGAGATATTGCTATCGGCCCTGACCAAATGGGGAGCCGGGATGCAAACTGTGATGGTGTTTGAGGAGATGGCTGAGCTGCAAAAAGAGTTGTGCAAAAGTCTGAGGGGCAAGGATAACCGGGGGTACATAGCCGAGGAGATCGCGGATGTCCGGATCATGCTGGATCAGATGGTGATTTTGCACGACTGTGCCGAGGATGTGAACGTGTGGCGTAAGGTAAAGCTGGGGCGTCTGGAAAAAAGATTGTCGGCCCAGGAAGGAGACAAGGAGAATGGCTAAGCTGTTAAAAAAGACCCGCACATCATAGAACTTGAATACAGGCAGGAAAAGGGTGATCCAGACTATGGAAGCTGTATGTGGGCGGTGTTTTTATTTGACATTGAACGATACGATATGCTGATTATGTCGGATTGCGGGAATTACTCCTATGGATGGGTTCCGACGCCGGAGAGCGAGAGTTTTCTTCATCTGATGGATAGACTGGATGATGAATATATCCTTGAAAAACTATCGAGCCAGACAGTCATTGATGTAGAATCCACGAAGAAGGCTGTAATGGAATATATTGAGGACTTGGCAGACGCATTCTCCGTCCAACTCAAAGAGGAAGATGTCTGCAACCTTGAGAATGCTTGCTATCAATCAGACGAAAGAGACATTTTAGATGAAATTCACGGTGCGCTCCTATATACGGATCTGGATGGAAAAACAGATGATTACGATCTATTGTGTTGCATTGAAAAGGATTATCCGGCTGGGGCAAAGAAAATAGTTGAGGTAATCATGCAATATGTTATTCCAAAACTGCGAGAATTAGAGGATAAGTGGAACAGGAGGGTTGACAATGGCTGAGTACATAGAGCGGGAGACCCTCATCCAAAAATATCGGTCAGAAATCGAAAAAATGCGAGAATATGCTATAAACACACCAAATGGAGACGACGGAAACGTTTTAGAGTGTCGCGGAGAACTCACGGGGATGCGAATGGCACTGAAATTTATACAGAGATACCCCGCCGCCGACGTGGTGGAGGTGGTAAGGTGCGGGCAGTGCTTCTATTCGGCGCACGAAGGGGATCTGTGGATTTGTGTCCATCCAGACCGATATTGTGATTGCGGGGCAAAGATTGTCAATCCAGGTTATTTTTGCAGTTACGGAAGGAGGCGTGAGGATTGTGAGTGAAACCTTGATATGCCCTCATTGCGAGAAAGAGCAGTATACGCATGAGCCAGACGGTATCAGCGCATATTGCCGCCTCGAAGAATGTGAGCATTGCGGGAAATCGTTTTGGTACTCCGTTGAGGTGACTCGCCGTTACGGAGTTATGGACTATGATCAGATAGGACGTGGAGATAATGCGTGAGTGGATCAGCGTCGATGAGAGGCTGCCGGAGGCGGAAGAGGTTGTTTTGGTGACAATGCAGTATGATGATTTTGGGGCACCGCCTCTATGGCGTCCATTTGTATCCGTTGCGGCGCATGTGGGGTATCACGAGAGGACAACCGAAGATTGGCGAGAGTACGAAGGAGAGACTGAATATGACGAGGAAAATGACTGCTTTTGGATAAAACCTTGCTGGTACGAGGTTAATGTCGTGGATGACAATCCAAACTGGGAGCTTACTTGTTGCATCGTAACCCACTGGATGCCGTTACCGGAACCGCCGAAGGAGAATACACAATGAAGAGAAAAGAAACGCTGGAACAAGCGGAGCAGATTGTGTGTAAAGATCGCGAAACCCAATACGGAAGCCCGGAAGACAATTTTGCTACCATAGCTGTATTTTGGACAGCGTACACAGGTCATGCTATTAGCTCTCATGACGTGGCCGCAATGATGGCGCTGCTAAAAATTGCCCGTATCAAATCCGGGCAGCGGAAGGCCGACAACTATATTGATCTGGCCGGGTATGCTGCTTGTGCGGCTGAACTAGCAGGAGAGGAGCGGGACAATGAAAAAATGTAGTCGTTGTGCGTTAAAAGATTGCAAGCCGTGCTATGAGTGCAATATGTGCGCTGGCGGAAACGATCATTTCCGCCCCCTTCCGGGACCGCCGAAGGAGGCCACACCATGATGATGTTTATCGACGGCGAATGCGAAAAATGCGGAGGACATACATCTAGCCTCGATGGAGGCCCGCCGCGCTGCCATGAGTGCGGGTGGGTATGCAATCGCGAGGATTGGGAAACCGAGATGGAGCAAGTGTCAAAATTTATTGACAAATTGATTGACGATCGTAGAAAAGACAAAATTAACGGGCCCTTGGGTCACAAGGACCCACCTGGACCAAAAGGCCCTTGGACGCTATGTCCCCAGTGTGGATCATACTGGAGCGATTGGGATCCAGACACAGATACATGCACTTGCCAAGAGTGTGGATATACAGAGTAAAAGGAGGCCACACCATGATAATATCCGCACCAATCCTGTTGGTTTGGCTCGCCTCTATCGGGATGGCCTTTATGGTTGGGTGGTGTGCTAGGAGTGGATAAACTGGTCTGTATCAAAAATGGATGCATTTGGTTAAATGGAGGGGTATGCAGCCGAAAGTGCGAGTATGTCCGGGCAGTGACGGGCACGGATGGCTGTCCCGTGATCCCGCCACCTCCGTCCGGATATGATTCGTTTGTACAGTGGTTTGGGGTTCATTGGCGAAAGCTGCGGCGGTTTTACGGGAGGGAACCATGACGAATGAAGAGAAAAAAGCGATATTGAAGCAGTATATCGGATTGGAAAAACGTATAGCCAGGCTGCTTGACGAGAAAAAGAAGTGGAAGGAAAAAGCCGAGGCAATATCCCCGGTATACTCAGATATGCCGAAAGCGGGAGGCTGCGATAAAATACAAAATGCCGTATGCCAGATCGTAGATTTGGAACAAGACATAAACCGGGAAATTGATGCACAGATTGATCTTCGCCGCCGGATCAAGGCCGCCGTAAAACAGATGGATGATGAGAAGCTGAGGGACGTCATGATGTATCGATACATAGACGGACTAAAACTTGAAGAAATCGCGATTGAAATGAGCTATAGCTACATGCAAATATATCGTCTGCATAAAAAGGCCATATCGGAAATCATGTTATAGAATGTTATGTTTGGTCTGTGATATAGTGTATACGTAAAGAAATGAGAGGGCGTCCCATGTGGGGCGTCCTCTTTGTTGTGCCGGATTAGAGAAGCAGTATCTCACCGGCCTCATAAGTCGGAGAACGCTGGTGCAAGTCCAGCATCCGCAACCAAATGCCAAAGCCGACAGCGTACAGGGCTGAAAGCCAGTATTTCCGCAAGAAATTGGCAGGCGCGTCGACTAAGCTCGACAATAGCACCAGAGCCCGTCGGCAGGCCCCTACTCCATGGGAACTGGAGGGTGTAACGTCGCCCCACAAAGCAGGCGTGACAGCCGGGAGAGACCGGCATATCTGAATCTATATCCAGATATGTATTGTTGTTGTGCCGGACATAATGGCCGGCGGATGGGTAGGCGGGAACACAAAAAGCGAGGTGGGCGGATGACAACCATACGAGCAAGGCTTCCAGATACGATCGGCGCATTGAAAATTGAGGTGATGGCCGACTTGCATATCGGGGATGCGCATTGTGACCTTCCTCTCATCCGCGAACGGCTGAAATCCGTGCAGGAAGAACCGGACACAGCCCTCATCCTCAACGGAGATATCCTCAACAACGCTACCAAGACCAGCGTGTCGGACTGCTACAGCGAGGTACTGCCCCCGATGGAGCAGATCCAGAGGGCGGTGGAGCTGTTCGAGCCAGTCAAGGATAAAATACTGGCCGTCACCACTGGAAATCACGAGCGGAGGACCTACAACAAAGAGGGCATTGACCTCATGGAGGTGTTTGCCCGGCAGATGGGTTTGTATGACCGGTTTGCCCCTGGCGCGGCGCTGCTGTTTGTTAGCTTTGGACGGTGCAGCCGCCGGAAATCGGATGGGAGGCCCATGACCTATTCGTTGTATATCAACCACGGGTCCGGAGGCGGGAGAAAGGAAGGAGCCAAGGCGATCCGTCTGGCGGATATGGCCAGCATCGTGGACGCGGACGTGTATATCCATTCCCACACCCATTTGCCGATGGTGATGAAACAAGGCTTTTACCGCACCTGTGAGGCGAACCGGAGCGTTGCGCCGGTATCCAAGCTGTTTGTCAACACGGCGGCGGCCCTGGACTATGGGGGATACGGGGAAATCCAGGAGTACAAACCAACCAGCAAAGACACGCCTGTAATCTACCTGGACGGACATAAGAGAGGGATGACGGCAAGGCTATGAGGATTTACATATCCCATCCCTATGGCGGGGAGCCGGGAAACAAGGCGGAAATCGAGCGGATTGCCGAGGCGCTGGCCGTAAAAGATAAGGCCAACATATATATCTCCCCTATACATTGCTTCGGCTATCTCTATGACAAGGTGGACTATCTGCATGGTCTGGGGATGTGCCTGGAGCTTCTGAAGGTGTGCGACAAGATGCTGGTATATGGGGACTGGGAGCACAGTACCGGATGCAAGGCTGAAATCGACTACTGTAAGACACACGGAATCCCGTATGTATTGCATTGCGATCCCAAAAAATAAAGAGCGGCCGATAAGGCCGCCCTGGATGGATTACCAAGGGATGTCGCGTAGTTTATTTAGCTCCACGTAGCCAGACGGGGTATTGATGTCAACAAGCAGTGGGTTTTCGTTTGGCCCGTCTGAAATGGGGCAATGCCTTCCGTGGGCGTCATAAATTTCCGGCATTCCGTCGTTTGATTCGGATACCTCGTAACCACTGGGAAGGGAATATTCCGCGCGGCTTATCCATTCGCGGGAAATGGTTGGCTCGGATAAGGTATGCTTTGCCGGTGTGCCGAGCTGGTAATAGTCCATGCCTTTTACCGTGTAGATGATGACGTTCATTTTTTTCGACCCCCTTTAAATAATACTCGCGGGATGATACTCGATTTGCTCGTCATTGGGATGGGCAGAGTTCCAGGCTTCCGCGATGTCGTAGCAGGACATGTGGACGTCCTTGCAGATCGTAAAGACACCGTTTCCGCCGGGGGCGTTGAGGAGAGCGTTGCAGAGCGTCACGGCCTCGTTTTTCGCGAGGGCGGAAGCCCAATGTTTTTTGACACAGAGGATCAGCGCTTGATACAGAGCGCCCGCACAGGCGTTGATTTCCTCGTCCGAGTCCTCGGCGCGAGGGGTGGAATAAAGGGCGCCCATGCCCGTTTGGGTAAAGGATTCGCCTGCGTCCCAACTAGATTGGTACGACTTGATGATATCGGCATCCTCGTCGTTGCAAAGCTGGACAGCCGCAAGGGACAATTCGCTTCCATAAATTTCTTCCATTTTGTTCAGTGCATTCATTTTTGACACACTCCTTTGATTTGTAAATACCGCATATGTGATAAGCTGCTGTAAGTATGTGGGAGGCTCGCTTGCCCCTCTGGACCAGTTTTCGATGCTGCGAAGCGGGATCCCGTATTCGGCGGCGAAATCACGCTGAGACATATTTGCGGCTGAGATCGAGGACTTGATCGGATTGGATGCAAACAGATAAATCGTTTTGAGGTCGTCGGGCTGGATGCTTGGATTTGCAGAGATAAAGGAGTCGAGGTCTTTATGGTCTTTTGCCTTTGCGTATAGGCGGGAGTAGATTTTGTATGTCATGGCTTGCATCTCCTTTGCTTTGACTGTGACTACAGTATACCACCAAGTTGGTGGTGAATCAATTGACAAAATAACCAAATCGGTGGACGATATAATGTGAATACCACTAAATCGGTGGTGATATAGGAGGTGAGCGGGGATGAAACTGACGGCAAAGCAACAGGCGTGGATCGATTACTACAAGCAGGGGCATACCGCCACCGAGGCGGCGAGACTGGCGGGATATAAGGCTAAGAGTGACAAAGCGTATCAAAACATCGGCTCTGAAAACTTGGGGAAACTTGGGGATTACGTCAAAGACCGGGATTCCGTGCTGGAGGCCCCCAGGATTGCCGACATGGCAGAGATCAACGCCTTTTGGACGGAGGTTCTGCGGGACGAAGAAGCCGACATAAAAGACCGGCTTAAAGCCTCTGAGCTTAGGGCTAAGGCTGCGGGTGGTTTTGTGAGCAATGTGACATTAACCGGCTCCATACCGGTGGTGATCTGCGGTGATGACGAGCTCAAATAAGGTATACCTCCCTGACATCGTAGGCGGAGGGTATGGGGATTTTTGGCGGTGCAAGACACGATATCGGGTACTCAAAGGGAGCAAAGCCTCCAAAAAATCCACCACCACGGCCCTCAACCATATATGGCGGATCATGCGGTATCCGGGGAGCAATCTGTTGGTTGTGCGCAAGGTGGCGGATACCCACCGGCAATCCACCTTTGCGCAGCTTAAATGGGCGATACAAAAACTAGGGGTATCCGATTATTGGAGGGCCACCACCTCCCCGTTGGAGCTGACCTATATACCTACGGGGCAAAAGGTATTGTTCCGTGGCTTTGACGATCCGCTCAAGCTGGCATCCACTACGGTTTCCACCGGCTCGTTGTGCTGGGTGTGGGTGGAAGAGGCGTATGAAATCGACAACGAGGACGCCTTCGACCTGTTGGACCTGTCTGTCCCGCGCGGGAACGTGTCCCCTCCGCTGTTCAAGCAAACCACGCTGACCTTTAACCCGTGGAGCGAGCGCCACTGGCTAAAAAAGCGGTTTTTTGATACACCGGCGGACAATGTGACCTGTTATAGCACCGACTACCGGTGCAATGAGTTTTTGGATGCGGCTGACCTGGCAATATATGAGAGGATGCGCCGGGAAAACCCACGGAAATACGCCGTGGCGGGACTTGGAAACTGGGGCGTGGCGGACGGGCTGGTCTATGATCGGTGGGAGGTCCGGGATTTTGACATCGACAAAGCCCGAAAAATCCCCCTTATCCGGTCGGTGTTCGGCCTGGATTATGGGTATACCAACGATCCCACGGCGTTTTTCTGCGGTCTGATCCACGTCCCAAAGCGGCTGCTGCTGGTATATGACGAGTTTTACGAGCGAGGGATGAGCAACCGGGATATATACGAGCGTGTGGCCGAAAAGGGCTACGGCAAGGAGCGGATCATCGCGGACAGCGCCGAGCCCAAGAGCAACGACGAACTGCGGTTTTTGGGGCTACGGATACAGCCTGCCGCAAAGGGCCGGGACAGTATCCTCAACGGCATCCAGTATATCCAGGATTACCGGATCATTATCCATCCGCGCTGCGTCCATTTTGCATCCGAAATCAGCAGCTACACCTGGGACAAGGACAAAGAGGGCAACCAGATCAACAAGCCGATTGACGACAATAACCACCTGATGGACGCGATGCGGTATGCCCTGGAGCCGTATATCCGGCGCAGGGTCACGGAACCGCCGCCTAAAAAGCGAATATACCAGACTGGCGTGACGGCGGGAGATATGCGGGGAGGATGGGACGTATGAGCATAGCCATGGTTATCATAGCGGCTGCCGGATGGGTTCTGGCGGCGTTTTTATGCGGCCTTGTCGTGGGCCGGGTGAGAGACCCCCCGAAGACGGCAAAGGCCGGAAAAGGTCCGCACGGCGCTAAAACAACCGCCATAGCGTCGGAAGAAAAAGCCCTACGAGAATGGCGGAATTTTTTAACCTACGACGGCACGGAACAGTCCGGGCCTGTCGAATAAAACGCCCTCACCATGGGTGGAAGGAGCATTAGACATGGACGAGACCATCATGCAACCGGCGGAAGCCCTACCAGAGGCGGAACCCGCAAGCACAGCCACCGCGGCAGCGGAACCCACGGACGAAACCGGGGAGGCGGCGGACACCATACCAGCCGCCAACGCGGAGCAGGACGTGCAGCCCGGAGACGGGCAACCCATCGTGATCCCTGTACGGTACAACCACGAGAGCCGGGAGCTGACGCTCGAAGAGGCGCAGGCATTGGCTCAAAAGGGGCTCAAATTTGACGAGCTGTCCCCGACACTGGATAAAATCCGGTATTTGGCGGCGGCGAATCAAAAGAGCGTACAGGAGATGGTGGACGCCCTAGTGGAAGGCCAGGACAAGCAGCTATATCAATCTATACTGGAAGAGTGCGGCGGGAACGAGGCACTTGCCAAACGGCTGTATGAGGCCGAAAAAGACAAGTGGAGCGCCCGGTACGCCAACGTCAGAGAAGAGGAAGCCAAGGCTCCGGAAAAGGACAGGGCGGGCCTGACGGAACGGCTGGCCAATGAGTTTGTGGAGCTTAAGGCCGAATTCCCGGACGTGGCGGAATTTAAGCAGGTCCCGCAGCCGGTAGTGGACATGGCGGTCAATAAGGGGATTCCCCTGACAGACGCATATCTCCGCTACCAACACGCAGAAGCCAGGAAGGCATCGGCTGCCAAAGCGGCACAAGAAGCAGCGTCAAAAGCATCCCCCGGCCCCCAGGCCGCAGGGGCGGGAGAAACCACAAACCCCACCATCGATGCAATGCTCGCAGGGGTTTGGAGCAGATAAGGAGGATATGTAAATGGCAATTACCGATAGCACGATCAATTCCCTCGAATTCCAAAGCAAGCTCACTGGCGAGCTTGACAAGGCGCTGGTGCAGGAGGCACAGACCAGCTTTTTTGCGGATAACGCCCTGCGCAGCAAATTTGTGGGGGCCCGTACCGTCCTGATCCCGGACGTGGATATGGAGGGCCTCGGAAATTATGACCGGGACGACGGCTTCGTCACCGGCGCCTTGACGGTGTCAAGCGAATCCTATACCATGGCGATGGACCGGGGCCGGTCCTTCCAGCTCGACCGCGAAGACAACGACGAGACCGGCATCGCCAATCTGGCGGGCCAGGTGATGGGCGAGTTCGTGCGCACCCGCGTTGTCCCGGAACTGGACGCCTATGTCCTGTCCAAGCTGGCCACCCTGGCGACCACCAAGTCCCAGACCGTTACCGGTACGGTGGCGTCCCAGATCTATAAGATGATCACCGAGGCCATCAACAAGGTCCAGGCCGTGGCGGGCTACAGCGAGCCCCTGGTCTGTTTTGTGGATAGCACCGTGTGGGCCGCGCTCATGAACACCACGGAGGTGACCCGCCAGATCAATGTAGGCGAGTTCAAAAAGGGCGCTATCAACACCAAGGTCAAGTACCTCAATGACGTGCCGATCATCCCGGTGTCCGACGACCGGATGAAAACGGCCTACACCTTCTACGACGGCGTGACCAACGCGGACAGTGTGGACCAGACCGTCGGCGGGTTTGTGCCGGCGACCAGCGCCAAGAAAATCGGCATCCTGGTACTGCCGAAGCGTGCCGCGTCCCTGGTCAAGAAGTCCGAGCGGATTCGGACCTTCACCCCCGAGCAGAACCAGAAGGCCGATGCGTACCTGTTCCAGTACCGCATCTACTACGATCTGTTTGTCAAGAAGTCCCTGACCGGGACCGTGTACACGTACACATATTGATCCAACAGCCGCCGGGGAAACTCGGCGGCTTCATATGCCGCCGAAGGTGCGTGAGCCGGAGGCGGGAACGGAGGAATGAAAATGGATCGCAAACCATGGGAACCGGAACAGGTTTTTGGCGAATACGAATCCGGGAGAAACTATAAAACGGGGCTTGGCAGGCGCGGCCTGTATGAGCAGGGGAAGATCAACGAGCGGTTTTACGTGGGTGACCAGTGGCATGGGGCGCAGTGCGGAAACGACCGCCCCTTGGTGCGCCATAACGTCATCAAGCGGATAGGCGATTACAAAATGGCGGTCATCAGCTCCAATCCCGTGACGGTCAACTATTCGGTGGAGGGTGTGCCCAACACCGTGGCGATCCGCGACCGGGCACGGGAGGAACGGGACCGGTATGCCGGTGAGCAGAGGATGCCCATGGACGCGATGGGTTTGCCGCCGGAGGAAGAGACTGCCGTGACCATGTCTTCCCTTACTGACTATTTCAAAACCACGGCGGAAAGGGTCAAGCTGGACGACCTGAAGGAGCAGGCGCTTCGCAACGCCTATATTTCAGGGTCCGGTGTGCTGTATACCTATTGGGACGACCGGATCCAGACCGGGCTATACGCGGACGAAAGCGGCACTACGCCCATTACGGGCGACATCGCCTGCCAGGTGCTCGATATCGAAAATGTGTATTTCGGGGACCCGAACCTATACGAGCTTCAGGAGCAGCCGTATATCCTGATTGCCCAGCGGAAAAGCGTGAAGGAGCTCCGCCGGGAGGCAAGGCGCAACGGCAGGCCGGTATCCGATATCGAGGCCATCAAACCAGACCGGGATACCGGACATATGGCGGGGGACCGCTCGGACGACGAGCCGGAGGAAACCCGGAAGGCCACGGTGATAACCAAGTTTTGGAAGGAATGGGACAAGGACGGCGCCTGCCGTATCCTGGCGGCTGTGGTGGTTAAGGGCGCGACAATCCGCGCGAAATGGGACACCAAACTCCGTCTGTACCCGCTGTCGGTATTCCGTTGGGAGCGGCGGCGGAATTGTGCCTATGGGGAGAGTGAGATCACCTATCTCATCCCGAACCAGATTGCGATCAACCGCATGATTACGGCCAGTGTGTGGGCGGTCCTGACGTTAGGTATGCCGATTACCCTAGTCAACAAAAACATGATCCCATATGCCACTGTCACAAACGATCCGGGACAGATTTTGGAAGTGGAAAACATCGGGACGGGCGAAAGCATCGGGAACGCCCTTGGATATGTCAACCCGCCAAACTTTTCCCCGGCATTTGACAACAACATTACCTCCTTGATATCCAACACCCTGTCTCAGTCAGGGGCCAATGACGCGGCGCTGGGGGATGTCAGGCCAGACAACACCTCCGCGATCATCGCCGTCCGGGAAGCCGCCACTATGCCGATGCAATCGGTGCAAAACCGGTTTTATTCCTTTATCGAGGATGTGGCGCGGGTATGGGCGGACATGTGGGTGTCGATGTACGGAAAGCGGCAGCTCAAAATCGAGGATGAAAACGGAATATGGTATCTTCCTTTTGACGGCCAAAAATACCGCGATTTGCTCATATCCACTAAGATTGATGTGGGAGCGTCCACGATGTGGAGCGAGATACAGAGCGTCAAGACGCTGGATAACCTGCTGGCATCCCAGATTATCACGCCGAGGCAATACCTGGAACGGCTGCCAAAGGGTTCGGTGCCGAACCTGAGTGGGCTGATCCGGGAGATGCAGGAGGCCGAGCGAGCGGCGGAAACCGCGGCGCAACAGGGCTCCATGGGACAAGGTGCCATAGGGCAGGGCGGCGTGGATGCGCAGTCGGTGATTGACGGGCTTTCCCCGGAATACCGCGCGGTATTTGATGCCGCAACGCCAGAGGAGCAGGCGGCCTTGCTGGCTCAGATAGGGGTGACGGCATGAAAACGGGAATGGACATCCTGAGACGGGCCATGAATCTGCTGGGGTATACCAATGCGTCCGGTGAGATTGACGCCGGGCTGTCGGCGGAGCTGTATCGGCGGGGCCTGGAAACCGTCAATCAGATATACGCGGAGGTCTGGCCGCTTGAAAAAAGCGGGGAATTCCAACCCTTGACATCGATAGGGCAGGAGATCCCCTTATCCACGGATGCCGTGGAGACGGTGATGCCGTATGGGGTGGCGATGATGCTCGCCCAAGCCGACGGGGATGGGGCCAACCAGCAGTTTTACGCGGCCCTGTATCAGCAAAAACGCAATTATGTGCATCGCCCGGCAAAGCGCAGGGGCGATGTGCTGCCTGTAGTATGGGAGGACTGACATGAGGATCCCGAAAATGCCGAAAAGCAATCAATACCGTGTGTCTGTCCCGGCCCTGAACGGGGGTGTGAACCTGAACGATGCGCCGAACCTGGTGGAGGACAACCAGCTCACCGCCGTTTTGAATATGTGGTGGAAGGATCAGGCGTTGCGGACCAGGGCGGGGCTTGCGACCACCGTGGAGCGTTCGTTCCATATTCAGACGTCCGGCATGGGCGATTCCCTTTCTTGCCAGGTGCATCCGCCGGTGAGGGTGTACCGGGATGGAAAACCGGAGGATTATGTGTGCTGCTCCTGCGAATTCGAAACGAGCCGGGCAAACCATGTATTTCATTTTTACAGATTCAATGAAAGCGGGAGCGCCACGCATGTATCCTCCCTGACGTTTCTCGATTATGAAGACGGAGACCCGTATGCCACCGGCATGTTTATGTTTGCCGCAACCCCCACGGAGGACGGTATCGGTCTTTACGCAGTCTTCAACAGCGGCGACATATACAGCATGAATAAGAATTTTGAGCTTCAAAAAATCGAAAAGTCCGCATTCTATGCCCCGCTAGTGGTGGTGAATGCCGTGGGGGTCGATGATACCGGTTCCCCGCCGGTTGTAAGCGGTACACAATTTGAAGGGTACAACCTTCTATCCGGGGCATTCCGGACGGCCTTCACGACCGACGGGAAGGCCCATGAATTCAAGCTCCCTTTGGATAATCTGACGATGAACAACGGGGAATCTCCCGCTGTTGAATATACAGGAACAGACGGGACCGTAACCCGATGGGAGAGCTTCAGTAATACCATGTTTTACGCTCAGGCATCTGCCGAAATTGGCGGTGAAACCGTCACTGTCAAGCTTTACCGCCGGAGCGGGATAATCGAGTTCTCAACCGGTGTCGACACGCCATACCCTCTTCCGGGAAGCATATCCAACAACCTAATTGTGACAGCCTGGAAAACGGATCCGGAGGCCACAAAAAAGATTGCAAATATGCAGTTTGCCACTTGGTTTGGCGGGGACCGGTCCGGCATAAACGGGGGGACCCGCTTGTTTGTGTCCGGGAACCCGGATCATCCGAACCTGGTGCATTGGAGCGATATCAACAACCCCTTGTATTTCCCAGAAAACAACTACGCCTATATCGGGGAATCCTCCCAAAAGGTGACGGGGTTCGGGAAGCAGACGGACATCCTGGTGATTTTCAAGGAACACGAGATTTACAGCGCGGAGTATGTATCCGGAAACACCTACACGGCGCAGGATGTGATCGACGGCAAGGTGGTGGACGTGACCGCCAACGCCGCCGTTTTTCCCATTACCCCCATCAATTCCGGGATTGGCTGCGACTGCCCAAACACGATTCAGCTTTGCAACAACCGTCTAATCTGGGCAACCTCCGACGGGGCAGTATACGGCCTGATGGCGGCAAACCAGGCGAGCGAGCGGAATGTGCGCAAGCTGTCTGCTATGATTGAAAGCCGTCTGAAGGCGGAAGACCGGTATTTGTTAAAAAGCGCCCTCTCCTGTGATGTAGACGGGCATTACATGCTGTTTGTCTGGAACCGGGTCTATCTGCTGGATTATATGGACGGTGTGTTTCAGTATTACGCAACCTACTCCGACGAACGGAAGGCGCAGCGGAACATGTCTTGGTACTGCTGGGAATTCCCAAAGGAGTGCACGCCCGCGGCCGTTATGCCGAAGGGAGACCGACTGTCCGCTTTCTGTATCCGGAATTATCCGTATACAGATAGTTCCGGAATGCCGAAAAAGGCTTTGTTTGGCGCCGCCTATCTTCTGGACGGGGAGAGGGATTGTGTCTTTCACCCGAGCGGACCGGCGTTTGAAACGGGAGAGTTTGATATATCAGTGGAAGAACGGGAAATCCAATCGTGTTTTCAGACAAAGGTGTTTGATTTCGGGTCTCAGGAAAGGAAAAAGAAGATTCACCGGCTTCATATGAACATGGCCGACACGTCTAACGCCCGTATCACGGTATCCTACGTCACCGAAAAAGGGACGATGGATGATGTGTATGAACTGTCCATGTCCGGCACTGGGGCAATGGTGGGGCGTATGCTCACACCCGGCGTGTCCAGGGTATGCCGGTTCGGCGTCCTGGTGAGCAGCGCCGGGGCGATCGGCGTGGACGGCCTGGTCATCCGGTATGAGATCGGCGGGGAGGCAATCTAAATGGCCAATTCGGCGCAAGAGTATATCGACAAGTTATACAATCAGTCACAGGGGGTGGCCGGACAGCTTCACGAGCAGCGGAAGAAATCGGATGACGAGGTCATCCAGCAGATAAACGCCGCCATTGATCGCGCTACCGCGTCTTCCACAAACCCATACAAAACCCAGATGGAGCAGCTTCCGTCTCAGTATCAACCTCTTTTTGACGCCAATGCTGTGCAGGAGCTGGTGGGGCGGCGTCAGGTCCAAGAAGCGATGGCCAACATGGGGTTGACGGATTCCGGGCTCAACCGGACGCAGCAAACCGCTCTTTCGGTGCAGCGCGGGAACGCGGATGCCAGCGTCCGGCTGGCACAGCAGCAAAAGACCCAGGAGCTCCAGGACAAGATATCCCAGCTTGTGGAGAACGCGGCGGCACAAAAACAGCAGCAGGAGGCGTCTATCCGCGCGAATACATCCGACTGGTACAATACCCTGCTGTCGAATTTCTACAGCACGGCCCAGCAGCAGGGAACCAGCTTGTACAACGCGGAGCAGGAACGGGCGGCCGCCGCAGCCGAGGCGGAAAGACAAAGACTGATCGCAGCAGCGGATTCCGAGGCCAAAGCGAAACAACAGGATTTTGAGAACCAGCTGTCAATTGCTAAGATCCTTCAGGATTCCGGTGCGTCGTCGGAAGAGGTCAACCGCTATTTGCAGAGGGCGGCATCCGGGGCCGGAAACGGAACGCTTATCAGTGATACTGCGAACACCACGCAGTTCCGGGCGGCTATGATGACGCCGGGTGAGTTCTCTCGCAGGAGCACAACCAAGGCCAAGTACGGGAACTACGATAACTATATCAAATCGTTCCTGACCGATTGGTACAACCAAAACAAGCTATCCAACGAGGAGTTCGCCTTCCTTCTGAATTATTACGGGCTGTAGGGGTGATTTCATGGCATTGTCCTTTGAAGAAATCAAAAATAAGGTCACGGGGCAGCAAAGGAGTGGGACGGAATCCTTTGACGAGATCAAGGCCCGTGTATCTCAGATGAATATGACCAGCCCCCTCACGGCCGATGATGTGGACGCCTGGTTTGCCAAGTCACGCGAGCTGGAGGGCAAGACGAACCAATATCTGTCTGATTCCGGCACCTATGACGGGTGGAAGGGTGCCTCGTCCCCTTATGACGAGCTGCATAAGCACCGGCTTCAGGAGGCATCTGTCCGGGCTTGGCTGAACAGCAACAAGGACGCTCTCGGAGATCGATATGATGCGCTGTCCGCCCAATTGGGAGATTACTCCGGCGGATTGGGGCGTCTTTCCTCGGGAATACGGGATACGTCGGCCAATTGGCGGAACAGCCCGATTGGGGAATTGGATGCTTCTATTTCCGCAAACGAACAAAAGCTGACGGAGCTCCGGGCACAGTTGGACGAGACAGGCGACCAGTGGCATAAAAAAACGCTCAGCTCCCTATTGTCCGAACGGAAGCCTATACAAAACCAGATCAAGGAGTTGGAGAGCGAAAACAATCGCTTGCAGGATGAACTGAACGCATACAAAAAGGAATATTTTGAGGCGAGCATTCCTTCCGATCCTGACGGCATAAAGAAGATGGAGGCGGATATCGACGCCAAAATAGCCGCCTTACAGTCGAAGCTGGATGCCAAGCCGTTTGAAAAAGGACCCGGAAAGATATTATCTAAGATATTAACTGACGAAGGCATGAAAGTCGTCCAGCCGCAGGACGAAAACGCAATCGCGCAGGAAATCAAAACTCTGAAAGATCAAAAAGAACAACTAAACAATGCCCTGAAACGGGTTGAATACGCCCAAATTCCGAAAGCGGAGGATTTCGAAGAGTTTGCCAAGTATGTGCCCTCAAAAGACGATGAGTCTAAAATGGGGTTTTGGGAAAAGATGGGTTCCAGGCTTACGGGGGGCGGGTACGATCGGGATTATGAATATATAAACGATGAAAATGGGGCACGGGCTGAAATTAAGAGCTACATTTCCAATATGCGCTCCGACAGCCCAAGCTTATGGGAGGATGGGTCGTCCTCTCAGGAACGAGCCGGGTATGACTTTATCACGGATGATGAGGTCAAAATCTACAACTACATTTATGCAAAGCAGGGCAAGCAAGCTGCAAAGGATTACCTGGACACGCTTGATTTGACTGCACGGGCCAGGGAGGACGATCGGATTAAGTGGGAGCAGATGGCAAACGAAAATGCTCCCCTTGCGAGTACGCTGTCGGTTTTGGCTGGGCAATACAAACCGGCGGGGTATATTGAATCTGTAAAAGATTACATTACAGGTCAAGGGATTGACCCAAATTCGCACTATAACCGGTACTCTAAAGCGCAGTCCACTGTGCGCGAAACCGTTTCTAAAAACATTGAGGATAGTGTAGAAGGTGTATGGGGAAAAGTCGGTTCTTTTGGATACCAAACTGGTATGTCGATGGCCGATTTTCTGCTTTCCCTCATTGCAGGGGGCGGAAACCAGTCCTTTACCCTGGCTGTAATGGGATCGGGCGCGGCGGCGGATACGGTTATATCCGCGAAGGAAAAAGGGCTGGATGACACACGCGCCTTTGCCCTCGGTACTCTAGCGGGCGCGGCGGAGGTTGTGTTTGAGAAAGTCAGTCTCGATCATCTATTCAAAATCAAGTCAAAAGCCGGTATAGCTTCTAAAATCCTGGACGTACTGTCTCAGGCTGGGGTAGAAGGTTCGGAAGAAATCTTCACCGACATCGCTAACGAATTGGCAGACCGGCTGATAAGCGGAGACCTGTCCGATTATAGCCTTACGGTCAAGTCTTATATTGACGCCGGGCTGAGCGAAACCGAGGCGAAGAAAAAGGCCAATGTCGACTTTGCGGAACAGCTTGCTTTGTCCGGGCTTGGCGGTTTCTTGTCCGGTGGTGTGCTCGGCGCCGGGGCGGTAACGCTCAACAACACGATTGGCACCAGGGCGATCGGCCGGGACGTGATCCGTTCCGGGGATGTCAACTCCACCATCAGCGAAGGGCTGAACCTGGACGTGAACGATCCGTTGTACCGGGCAGCGGCGGAGCTGGCGATGCGGCAGACGGAAGGCGGCAAGCTATCGGCCCGCAAGGTTGGAGAGCTGGAAACCGGACTGGAAGCCAAAACCCTCGACAGGCTTGAATCCCTGCGCGGCCAGATGGCCCGCATATTGAGCGGGGACACGCAAAACGGCGACGAAACGGCGCCGCTTGGCACGGTGCATACCAAATCTAAAACTGCCCCAAATGGGCCTTCAAACGCCCAAGACGGCCATTCGGCAAACGCGGATGTTCAAACTAACGTTCCATACACAGTCAATGTGGAGGCGGCAAAGCCCCTGGACGCGCAAGCAAGTATGGGCAACTCAGCCGTTACGGTGCAAGGGGTTGAATCCGTCCAGGACGGGGACGTGACCGTCACCCTGTCGGATGGAACTAAAGTTCCTCTTTACGACGTGGAAATCGCCGACCCGCAGATTCGGCAGTTATACGACACGGCTGCGAAGTATGACACGAACACGGCAAAGGCGTTTGTTTCCGGCTTCGACGGGTCGCTGCCGATCTCGACCTATCAATCGGCGTTCGACTACTTCATGACACAGGCGAAACACGGGGTTTCGATGGACGAGGCCATGCAACACGCGGGGCTGGCGGGACAGATGATGTCCCCCGTATCCAGGCAGACCGCCTATTTCGCAGGGGAAAACTTGCAATCCTCCGGTTCCCGTGGTAACATGGGGGCGGAGAATGTAGCTACGGGAGGGATGAACAATGTCTCTGTTCGACAAGATACGGGTTCCGTTAGAGGATTTAACGGAGGAAGAGAAACGGGCAATGGACAACGATCCGGAGTTTCAGGAGAATCTGAAACGAAATATAGAAGAATTAGGGAAGTGGCAGGAAGAGAACAGAAGGAAAAACCAAGGCAGCAAGTAAAGATATCGTCCAATGACGGAAAACTGTCTTTTGATGCAGTTCGTCCAGAAGCGCTAACACAAAAGCAGCAGACTCGGGTTCAAGAAAGCGCTAATTATGGATATGAGTTACATTATTATCAAAAGGGTACCGTGTTCAACGATGGAACAAGCGAAATGGTCATTGATAGACCGGCATTCATGATACCGGGAATCAAGGCTATTTTTGCTATGGATGGAGAGGATATCGATTTCCTTCACCATGAATTGTTCCATCAATTTTTATCTCAAGATGACCCTAAATCTATTATTCTATATAATGACACAAAGAGGTCTATTGATAAGTATTCTAAAGCTTTCAAGGAATACCAAGCAAAATCCGATATATCTTATAAAACCAAAACACCTATAAGCCTTCTTATTGAAGAAATCACGTGTGACCTGTGTGAATACGCGATGTCCGGCTCGGAGACGATGTACAACCGCCTGAACGGCCTGTTTGAAGGGGATACCCTGGAAACACTGGCGGAACAGGCAAGGGAGGTATTCGAAGCCAACCGTGAGGCATATCAAGCGGGGAAAGGGCAAAAAAGCGCGGATACCCGGTTCTATATGGACGACGCGGTGGAAGAGGTACGAGGCATCATGGCATACCACGGGATGACGACAGAGGATTTGGATAGTGCTGTGCAATCCGGCCACCCTCCGCTCCATACGGACGGATCCGGGGACATCAGCCTCCTTTTCCGCCCGGAAGCGTCCCTTTCATATGATACGGAAACGCCTGTTCAAGACACAGGGTTTGGTACCCGCCTTTCCTCCATTGCCGGGCGTATGGCGGGCGGCCGGACGGCGGACGCGATGGAATCCAGCCGAGCACTTCTGGATGTGCTGTCCAGAAGCCATACAAAAGAGGATATCCGGAAGTCCCTGGAATCGCTGGGGAAATTCTCCGTCACGGACGAAATCGTGGCGGATATTTTTTCGCTTTCCAACGATATGGCGGAATCCCCCGGCATGGTATACCGGGATGCGGCGGGATTGGAGGACGTGGTGGCCGCCGTGGTGCCGGACACGCTGGACGAGGATCTGAAAACCCAGCTTAATGCGGCGGGGATCAAGACGGTGGAGTACAAGGCCGGGGACGATGCCGACCGGGTGCGGGCACTGAACGAGGCGCCGGAGCTGCGGTTTTACCTAGAGGACATATCCCCCGTGGATGTAGACCTCCTGACGGAAGAAAACCAGGCGCTCCGGGAACAGGTGGAGACCCTGCGCGGGGAATTCCAACTGACAAAGGGGCACAAGGTAAAACCCGCCAGTATCGGGAAACTGGCCGATACCATCCTGAAGGAAACCAGCAGTTCCTACGACAAGGGAACCCTGGTGAAAAACCTGGACGCCCTGTTTTCGTATATCGCCAACGATCCGGACGCCAATTTCGACGAGGCCATGGACGTATCGGTGGAAATTGCGAATAGCGTCCTGCGGGAATCCTCCGCCCTGGATTCTACGTTGTACGAGAAGTACTGGGACATGCGGGAATATTTCCGCAAGACGGCCATATCCCTGGACGAGGATATCCGGGCGGGGATGGATTACGAGCGGTTCCGGAAGGAACATTTCGGCGGGTTCCGTCTGACGAACGACGGCGCGAGCCTCGATAGCCTGTGGCCGGAGATCAGCGGGCGTTGGCCGGAGTTCTTTTCCCCCGACACCCCCATCCAGGACCAGCCCCAGGTGGTGGCGGATGCGCTGCGGACGGTAAGGCCGTCGTATGTCAACCCCTATGGGATGGACGCGACGGAGGCCGCCTATGACCTGGCTATGCGGGTGTATGAGGAATACTTCAACCTTCCGGAAATCCACACCTTCGCGGACAAGAAAAAGGCTGAGCTCACCCAGCTCCGGGCCAAGTACGAAAACCGCATCCAGGCGATCCGGAAAGGGTACAAGGCCAAGGAACAGGCGCTTGTCCAGGAGCAGCGCCAAAAACGGAAGGATTTGAAGGATGAAAACCGTCTGCGCCTGGCGGCACAGATGGAAAAGGTGCGTGAGCAGCGGAAGGCAGCCGCCGATAAGAGGTGGGAAAGCGCCCTGGTGCGCCGGTATAAGCCCCGGATCATCCGTGACACGATGGAGCTTGGGAGATGGCTGACCCATCCCACCGACAAGAAGCATGTGCCGGAGCCGTTCCGGAAAGCGGTGGCGGAGTTCGTAAACACCATCGATTTTAGTTCCGACCGGCTGAACAGCAAAGGCAAGCCCACCATGCGGACCATGGCGATGCAAGAGCTGTTCAACCGGATGAATACCATCCTGAAAAGCGAAAGCGGGACCTTTGAAGAGGCGCAGGCGATATTTGACGGCGCTGACCCCGACCTGATCCCGAACATGGCCGACCTCATCCAAAACGCCGAACGGGTGCGGATTGAGGACATGACCGGGACGCAGCTCGGGGAGCTGGCTCATGTGGTGGCGGCGCTGAAAAGTATGCTGACGAACGCGAACACCCTGATCTCCGGGGAACGGACACGCGCGGCGGAACAGGTGGCTAAGGGTATCCACATGGACCTGATGGGTCAAGAAGCCAAGGAGTATACCGGCCTGCTCGGCCTCGGGAAACGGCTGGTAAACTACGATATGATGGACGCGCCGAGCTACTTCGAGGAGTTGGGCGATACGGCATACCGGGAGATATACAAGCCTCTGCGCAGGGGATTCGACCGGAAAATCCAGAACACGACGGAGGCTGTCGCGTACATGCAGCGGCTGCTGAAGGGGATCGATACCGATACCTGGAGCGGCCCGAAGGCGGAAAAGCATACCTTCAAGGTTAGGGGCGGGACCGTATCCCTGACCACGGCGCAGATCATGAGCCTGTATGAGCTGTCGAAGCGTGACCAGGCGCGAGGGCATATCCTGGGCGGCGGTATCCGCCCATCGGATACCGTGAAGAAGATGCGGATCGACAAAACGTTCCGGCCGGTGACATTGACGGCGCAGGACCTTAAGGAAATCGTCGGGACGCTGACGCCGGAACAGCGGGCGGTGGCGGACGGGATCGCAGATTTCTTCAAGGTGACGGCTGAGTGGGGCAACGAGGTTTCCATGAAGCTGTACGGATACCGGAAGTTCACCGAGCAAAACTATTTCCCCATTGTGTCCGACAAGAACTACCTCACCACCATGCAAGGGGACCTCAAACGGCCTGATGCCGTGCTCAAAAATCTAGGTATGACCAAATCCACCGTGGCCGGTGCCAACAACCCAATCATGGTGGAGGATATCTTCGACGTGTTCACCCGTCAGGCGGATCAGATGGGGAGCTACAACGCTTTTGTGGTGCCGTTGTCGGATTTGAGCAAGGTGTTCAACTTTAAGGCGTCGGAACCAGGAGGCGAGGTACAAGGGAGCATCAAGGAAAGCCTGGAACGGGCGCTGGGGCATGACGCGGTAACCTACTGGAACAAGCTGGTGGAGGATATCAACGGCGTATCGAAGCAAACCCCTCCCACTATCGGCGACAAGCTGCTGTCAAACATGAAGGCGGCCGCAGTCGGGGCAAACCTCCTGGTCATCATTCAGCAACCTACGGCATATCTGCGGGCGGCAGCGCTGATAGACCCGAAGTATCTGGCGAAGGGGCTGGCTACGAAGTCGGATATCGACGAGATGAACGAGTATGCCCCCATTGCCCGCTGGAAGGACCTCGGGTTTTTCGAGATGGACACGGCCCGTGGGATGAAGGATATCCTGATGAGCAAGAAAGGGCTGCGGGATATCGCCATGAAGCCCGCCGGATGGGCGGACACCAAGACCTGGGGAAAGCTCTGGAACGCGGTGAAAGCGGAAATCCGGGATACAACCGCTTTCGAGCCTGGAACGGTCGAATTCCTAGAAGCGGCCGGGGAGCGGTTTTCGGAGATCATCGACCGGACACAGGTGGTGGATTCGGTATTCCACCGTTCTCAGATGATGCGGAGCAAAAACTTCATCAATAAGACGGTCACATCGTTCATGAGCGAACCGACCAAGGCTTACAACATGCTGCGGTCGGCGGTGCGGGACGTGCAGAAAAACGGATGGAAGAAAGGCCGGAGGCGCCTGATCCGTGTGGCCGTGACCCACGCGGCCACGAACATTGCAACGGCGCTGGCGGCCGCCTTGATCGACGCCATGCGGGATGACGATGAAGAAAAGAAGTGGGCGGAAAAGTACTGGTCTGCGGTAGGTGAAAACACCCTGGACAACTTGAGCCCCCTGAACATGCTCCCATATTTAAAAGACGTGGCATCCCTCCTGTCCGGGTATAACCTGACGCGGCAGGAAATGGCTGGTCTAACGGATGTCGTGAATGCGGGGCGAGCCTGGATGTCCTATTTCCAAGGGGATTCGAAGTATTCGGTCCCGTGGTTGATAAAAAACAGCGCGGCGAGCATCAGCAAACTCACGGGGATCCCGGTGGCAGCAGCCACACGGGACCTGGAGGCGCTGGTCCGCAGCGGTATCCGGGCGTTTGGCAGCGCCGGGGCGCCGACAGCGCGGCTCGAGTATATCCTCGACACCTTCTATTATCCCGTGATCCCGAAGAACGCCTCCCGATATGCGGGACGCGCCTATGATGCATACCGGGAAGACAACCCGAAGCTGGCGAAGGATATCCTGGAAGCGATGGAGAAAGGTGGGGTCAGTGAAGAAAAGATCGCCTACTATATGCGCAAGAACCTGCGCGAACAAGACGACCGGGTCGCCGAGGCCGGGCGGGCCAAACTTGACGGGAACATGTCGGCGTATGCCCGGATCGTCGGGGAAATCCGGAATGATGGGTTTGACCGGGATTGGGTGATCGGCGCTGTGGATGGATGGGTTTCCAAGCTCGAGAGCGCGGCAAAAGAGAAGGAGGAGGGGAAAACCAAGGAGCTCAAGGAAAGCCTGAAGGAAATCACGGACAGCGGGGCGGATCAGGAATGGGCCGAAAACACCGTGAACAGGTTAGCCGACAGCCAAAAGAAGAGACCAGGCAATGATTCAGACGATGAAGAAGAGTACGAGGGCCTATTCGAGAGCTCGGACGTTGTCCTGGCACTCGAAGCCGGGGACCTGAAAGAAGCCAAGGCCGTCATACAAGAGATGACGGACAACGGGAAAAAGGAATACAGTATCCGGTCCTCCGTTACCCGGTATTACAAGCCAGTATATCAAGAGATGTACAGGGAAAAGGATGAGACCGGCATGAGAAAGCTCCGGGAAACGCTGGTTGGCCTAGGGATCGGGTACAAATCCGGGGACTTCACGCGATGGATTCAAGACATGAAGAAATAAGGGACGGCGGGGTGAAATATCCCCGCCGTTTCCAATGGGGTAAGGTGATGAAGATGAGCACACCCATCAGGACTGTAACCTTTTCGGCAACCCCGTCCGGGGTAACGCCGGACCAGCCGCAATTTGCGGGGGTACAGGGAGACCACCACGCCACGTCCGTTGTGTTTGCGCTGGATGAGGCGTTGGTGAACGCGGCGTATCAATACCGGTTCGAGTTTGTGGACGGCGCGGGCGGGTACGATACCACGGACTTCGTGGCCCTGGAAAACAGCCAGGCGTCGTGTTTGCTGCCGGGGAACTGGACAGGCGCCGGATCGACCGGAACCATCCGGCTCTGCGCGGTGATCATTGGTGCGGACAACACGGAGGAACAGGTGGTGTACACCCTGTCCGGACGCCTCAAATTCGCGTCCAGGGATACGGGTACGCCGATGGAGACGGAGTATGAAAAGGGGCTGTCGGGGCTGATCGCGGACGCGAAGGACGCGGCGGATGCGGCCAATCAAGCGGCGGCAGATGCGGAGACAGCGGCGGATGCGGCGCAGGCGGTGGCCGATACGGTACAGCAAAAGCTTGATAACGGGGAATTTATCGGCCAACCTGGCGATAAAGGCGAAAAGGGAGACAAGGGAGATAAAGGGGACCCAGGAAAGGATGGGGTAGCCGTTATCACTAAACTAAGCCCCGGCATGTTTGCCTTTAGCGTCAATGCGGAGGGGCATTTGATCCTGACGCACAATGATAATGAGCCCGCCCCGCCCTTTTCGATACAGGACGGGAAACTTATCTATACAATATCTTGAGGAGGAAGGACGAAGAATGGCACAGGTATTAGATTTGGGAAGCGTTATGGGCCCGCAAGGACCGAAAGGGGATCAGGGAGATACCGGCCCGCAGGGGATTCAAGGTGAGCAGGGACCGAAAGGAGATACCGGGGCAACCGGCCCGAAAGGAGACACAGGCGCGACGGGACCGAAAGGGGATCAGGGAGACCCTGGCCCGGTGCCAACTTTCCACATAGATGAACAAGGTCATTTGATCGCAACATACGAGTGAGGTGTATGGCATGTCAGTTACCACAGTAAATTTGGGCAGCGTTATAGGCCCGGCGGGCCCGCAGGGCGAAACGGGAGCGGACGGAGCGCCCGGCCCGAACGAGGTGAGCACCAACACGGAGACGAACATTACTGGCCTACTCAAAGGCAACGGGGCCAATGTATCGGCGGCGGAGGCCGGAACAGACTTTGCCACTGCAGGAATCGCGGATTCGGGAGGATCGGCGTCTACCGGGTATTGGGTTAAATATGACGACGGGACGATGATTTGTTATAAACGGGCGACCATTATGCCGAATGTGCAGACGGCGATGGGGGACTTTTATCGCAGCGATTATATTTCGCTTGGAAATTTTCCGGCCGCGTTTACAACTCTTACCTATATACAACCGGCGATATGGTATGCCAATTATTCGACTTTATATATGTGGTGTACAGCCGCATATGGACCGAGCACTACATCTGCCGGCAGTGTAGCTGTCATATCCAATTCCAAATTTAGTAGTTTGGTAGAAGTTATGTATACGGCGATCGGACGTTGGAAATAAAGGAGGGAGACCATGACCATACACACCCGATATATGACGGAGAACGATTGCTACAAAGTGGCGAGGCAAAACCAGCTAAAGGGGATCATGGTCCACTCGACGGGATGTGCGTATGTGCCCGCCTCGGGGTGGTTCTCCCGGTGGAACAAGCCGGGGATCGAGAAATGCGTCCACGCCTTTGTCGATGACAAAGAGGTATGGGTCTATCTCCCCTACGAGATGGGGGCGTGGCACAGCGGGACGGGAGGGGCCAACCCCGCCAACATCGACCATATTGCCTTTGAAATGGTCGAGCCGGGGCCCGGTGCGTCGTCCCCGTCTTACGATCCTACCCGGCATGAGGCATATACCAAGGCGTGTATCGCCAATGCCGTGGAGTATTGCGCGATGCTCTGCCGGCAGTTTGGGTTCACGGCGGCGGACATCACCAGCCACTATGAGGGGTACAAAAAGGGGATCGCCTCCAACCACAGCGATCCCAAGCATTGGTTTGACAAGCACGGGTACAACATGGATAGGTTCCGCCGCGAGGTGGACCGAAGGCTGAAAGGGGTCATTGAGATTATGGGAGACGTTATCTATGTGGATGGGCTGATCGACTATATCAAAAACAACAGCATTAAACTGGACGAGGGAGGCGTGGAGCCCGCGCCCCCGGCCGAGGATCCGGAGGTTACATACCAGGCATACGCCAATGGCAGATGGTGGTCGGAGATCACCGGCTGCCACGATGAGGACACCAGCGGATATGCCGGGGTATTGGGCAAGGCTCTATCCGGCCTGTACGCCAGGTCCAGCCGTGGGGTGATCCGGCTGCGCGTCCACCAGATCGACGGGGATCGGTGGCTCAACTGGCAGGAAAACGGGGAGGACTACGCTGGCAATCTCGGTAAAGACATCGACTTGATCCAGGCGGAGCTGATCGACTGTCCCAGATATGCCGTGGAATACCGGGCATCCAACCCCGGCCGGGATTATTGGTCCTGGATCCGCAATTGCGACAATCCCACCCCCACCCTGCAATATGCCGGTGTCCCCGGCAAGCCCATTGACCGGGTGCAGATGAGGATCGTGGAGGTGTAAGGGATGGCGGAAATCCTTGTGCCGATCATAACCGCCGGGTTAGCGTTGATCGGTACGGCGATCGGGAGCTTTTCGGGGTTCAAGCTGACCAGCTACCGCGTGGAACAGCTTGAAAAAAAGGTGGACAAACACAACAACTTTGCCTCCAGAATGCCGGTAGTGGAAGAGCAGATCAAGGTGATTAACCACCGGCTTACCGACCTGGAGGACTATCACAAGTAAAGAAAGGGGAAATTGACAATGACCGGAATCCTATTGATCCTGGCCCTGGCCGTGACGGTGGAGGCCATGGTGGAATACGTCAAGAGCGTGGTCAAAATGGTGACGGAGCGGAACGTGAAAACCCTCATCACCCAATTATCAGCCCTGGCGGTGTCTATCCTGCTTTGTTTTGCAGCGGGGGCAGACTTATATGCCGCCCTGGGGCTGTCCTTCTCGGTGCCGGGGATCGGGATCGTCCTGACCGGCATCTTTGCCAGCCGGGGCGCAAACTACGTGAGCGATCTTGTACGCAAGCTGCGGGACATCGGGGGGCGAGGGGTAATGCCGACCAGCAGCATATACCACGACGTGGTGATCGACAACGACGAGGCGGCGGAAAGGCTGCTGGAAGTGCTAGAGCAGTCCGGAGAGAACGCCAAGCCGAAAGACGAAACCGAGGGATAGCTTAATTGCCTCGAATTCGATGGGTTTAAACTGGTCGATTTCGACCACTTTAAAATCGGAGGGATATGTGCTATAATAGCATCGAGAAACAAAACCGCCAGGTTTTGCGGGGCGAGGTGCCTGCACAGGCCCTATTTTGCTTAACATCGCCTGCCAAGTAGTCGGCCCACGATCAGGGCGCGGACGAAGTCAGGGGATCAAATACTCCGGGACGCCGGACAAAGCAAGCCGGGGGCATCCTATTGGGTGCTCCCGGCTGTTTTTTACAGAAAAATAGGGCGAAATCACTTGCGAAATTTCACCCCGCAAAAGCTAAGCTTTTTTCAACTGTTATCATTGTACAACAAAAGCCACGACAACTCAAGAGCCAGTCAATCTTTATGAACAGCCGAGGTTGCACTATTTTCGGATATGTGCGTCAAAAAAAGGTTTATCCAATATTAAGAAGTCATCTACTTCAGGCCTAATCTTTCCGATTCTTTGTCCTTTTACAATAACAACAACTACCAATTTCCCCATATTCTTTAACTGTTGATAAACCGTTAAATAATCTGTATCGGCGCTCATGACAAACGCAATATCGTATGCGTCAAAATGTGCCTTTGTCAATGCGTGAACGGCCAAGTTTATGTCTGTCCCTTTTTCTACTTTGTAATATGATCTATGATCGCATATATCCATCGGCCGCGATGGGTCTACAGGTCTGGATATGTATCTACCGTCTACAACATCTAAATATTTGGATGATTTAAACCCTTGCACCCACTTGTAATATCCACTCAGTTTGTTATCCTTCATCAAAAAATCATCAGGTATTGGCGCAAATATGAATGTTTTGAGATAATCAACATTCGGCAAGAAGCTAACTACACCTTTAAACAATGTGTTGTAATCCAGCTTAGGGGTTTGACCAACGTCGGAATATAAATCCCTTAAAGCAATATCAAAGTTCATGTGATCTACAAATACCATTCCTCTTAACAACTCATCATCTCCATACAGTCTAATGGGGGACCACTCAAAAAAGTGATCCCCCACGTTCGCTATCTAACGAGGGGCAGGTTAAAAAACCATCCCTCGCATCATTATTATACGCAATAACCTACTATTTGTAAACAGTAATTTTAACCAAATCACACTTATCAGAAGCACAATCTATCCATTTATTTCAATTTTTCACCGCTTTTCGCAGTTTTTAACGGATATTGACAAACAATAGCTTGTTTTTAATATACTCAAAATTCCGGCCGTTGTCAATATGGCTCCCCCGCCAAATGGCGGGTCTGTTTACATGTTCGTCCACGTCCTGTATAATTACGTTGTGGTAGCGACATCGTAGTTATATGGAGGTGCGGCAAATGAAGTGGATTTCATGCCAACGTGCTGTATTAGGCGGCAAAGAGGACAGGATCATACTTGGGGGCGAAAAAGTCGAGCACTATTTCGCGTGTAAAATAATGAACAAGGCATATATATGCGAGGCGCCGACGGATGACGGGCCGCCAAATGATTATATAGAAACCACCGTATTGGGGTTGTTATGCAAGGATTGCCCGTACAAAGATGCTGGTCGCTCGCTTGAGTGATTGGTTTTTACCTAAATTTGAGAGATGGGTTCACCCATGTCCGGAATTTAGGTAAAAGACCAATGTATATCGATATCTCCCTGATTTACGATGATTTTCTTTATAAGTTTAGATACAAGCCGCTTTTTCTCATCCTCGCTGCCAAAGTCAATGATTTGTGGTGCGCTCTTCAATATCTCCTTTGCTTCTTTTATCGACAGCTTTCCATCGTCTTTCTCCAAGTCCCGCTTTATTGTTTCCTGTAAAGCAGACCTTTCCGCGCGTAATTTAGAAATTCGTTTACCAACTTCGTCGATCGGAATAGAATCAAATTGATAAAGGTCCAGAAGTGATTTTATTTGTTTGTCTATATTTTGGATTCTGTCCAGAATTACGTTCTGATCGCCCAACCTGTTTTTGTCCTTCTTTTCGGATATACGGTCTGAATCATATGAGAGCGATCTTATTTCAGACAAAATCAGGTTGTCAAGATGATCCATGCGCCAGGTTTTATTTGAGCATTTATCGGCTTTTTTCATTTGCCTGTTTCCGTCTCTAGTGTAACATTTATAATAATAATATGCGATTCTCTCTTCTGTCTCTTTATCCTTCCTCATGGAGCTTGTAACAAAATAACGAGCCCCGCATTCGCCGCAGTAAAGAATCCCGGAGAGAAGCTTTTTGCCTCTCCATGCGGTTCTTTGGTTTTCTGTCATATTCTCTCTACGACGGCGCAATTCGAGCTGGGCGGCTTGAAACACGTCATATGGTATTATCCCTTCCTGAAGTCCGGGGAAAATGTTTCCGTCGTATCTCTGCTTTCCAATATATATCGGATTTGAAATAATGTCTGGAATCACCCCCGCATTATTCCATTTTCCGTATTTATTGGTATATCCTTTGCTTCTAAACCGCGTACATATTGCGCTGCTGGAGATCCCCTCGTTCCAGAGAGAAAATAGTTCCTTTACTTGCGATGCTTCGTATTCGTCTATTTTGAGGACACCGCCGTCTCCTGCTGTATACTTGTATCCCAGCGGAACGCCAGAACCACCCCTCCATCTTCCTAGTTTGGCAGCCCCTATTCTTCCCATGGTCATGCGTTCTTTTATCTGCTCGCGCTCCAGTTGGGCAAATACTGATAAAATCCCAATCATAGCCCTTCCGAACGGGGAGGAAGTGTCAAAATTCTCGCTCATTGAGATAAACGACACATTGTTTTTCAGAAAAACATCTTCTATAAGATATAAAGTATCCTTTTGAGACCTGGAAAGTCTATCGAGCTTGTACACAAGTACGGTATCAAATAGATTTGTCTTAACATCGGAAATTAACTGCTGCATGGCTGGCCGATCTATATTTGAGCCGGAATAGCCTGGGTCTGTGTATATCTTTGCCACAGTATAACGCATGGCTTCGCAATACTTCACACAACGGTCTTTTTGCTCGGAAATTGAATATCCTTCCGTCGCCTGTTCGTTCGTAGACACGCGGATATAAATAGCTACTCTGGTTTCAGTCATGTTTTTCACCAAGCCTTTTATATTAGTGCAGTTGTATCTTCAAAACAAAAACACCGTACAAATCATACAGAATATAATTAATAAAGATAAAACCACTGAAACAGCATATCCTTTTCCTTTTTCTCCAAAATAATTTAGTATATGATAAAATACAGCGAACCATAAAAAAGAGCCGACTGCTCCAAAGGCTCTCAATACAACCATAATAATTCCAATGTCATGAATTGCGGATATTATTGGGGATATGGTTCCAAAATATATACTGGCTATCATGATAATAGCAAAAACAATCAATACGATCACATACAGTATGGGTGGACCTGATTTTTTATTATTCTTTTCTGTTACGTTTTCGATATTTTTATTTTCATTCATAAATAAATTCCCTTTTCCCAAAATTTACTGTTGCAAAATTAGAACGTTTGTTCTATAATGTGTTTTACAAAAGGCAACAAACTGAAATCATAGAAACATATTTTTGTCAGACATTGGCAACATTTTCCTGTAGTGTTTCGTTAAATTGAGTCGAATAAAGATTGTTATACTACTATCGGTGGAAAAAGGAGGAACTGCATGGAACATATTTTCGAGAAAGGAGGCGATACACTACTGCTTCTAGGACGCGTCTATTTTAAGGCGCTGTCTGCTGAAGTGTGGTTAAAACATCCAGACCGAAAAAATGGAGAACTACATATTTTCGATCTGATTTTTGGCGGCCTCTCCCATGGAGAGCAAAACCAGATCGTGGACAGCATGAGGGGAAGAATACAGAAAAACATATTTTGAGGGTGAACACGTTGGATGAAAAAGAATATTCGGAAAATGAAAAAGCTGAAATCATTGACGGAATCTTACATAAATTAGAGAAATGCACTAATGAGGAAATTAGAGCATTTATTTCCTCCTATCTGCAAGAAAAGCGTCAAGCATTCGATCAAAACGTTTTACTTCATCCAGGCTAGAAGATTTCAGGTTTTTAACAATTTCATTTATAATTTGGTCTTTAGGAGTTATAGGCCCTTCGGTTGTATTGCCGGAGGGCTTTTCTTTTTCGTCCGTTGTACCGAGAAGATAATCGACAGATACACCTAAAAAGTCGGATATTTTTGCAATGTGCTTCAAATATGACTTATTTCGACCGGCCTTCCAGTCAGTAAAAACCTGTTCGCTGATTCCAATAAATGTACATAATGCGCGTTGCGTTTCCCCTCGTTCGGCTAATTGCCATAATATTCTATCCATAATTTCCATTTTTTAAATCACCGCCTTGTTTAAAACATAGAACTACGTAAAACACTTGATAAATCTCTTGAAATCAAGTGTTTTACGTAGTATACTATTACCGTAGTCATTGATAAGCCGCCCCGGAAAGTACGGTCTGCCGGTGGCGCTTCCACCGGCGACCGACCCCAAATTTGTTCACCCGGAGCGCATTGCAGGTTCCACCGGTCGGCCCGGAGAATGGTGATCTCTGGGCCGACGCAGTGTCCCCACAGGCAGAAGCGCCACCTGTTTCTTTATGCGCCGCATCACTTTAGCAGTTTTGGTTCTGCTGTGACCGCCCGCGCATCAGCCGCTCAGTCAACGCCGGGAACAGGCAAAGTCAAAAGTTTGGTCATAGAGACCATCTCCTTTCTTTGCCCTAACGGGCACTTTAACTTTACACCGATCCGGGGCGGCTTGTCAATGACTACAAGTAATAATTTTACAAAGAAGGTGAAAATGTTGGCATTATCCGACAATATCAAAAAGTTCAGGAAAAAGGCGGGAATCAGCCAGTCTCACCTTGCAAAAGCGGTGGGCGTCAATCAGTCGGCGATCTGCAAAATGGAAAAAGGGATGATTATCCCGTCTGTTGCGACGTTGGATGATATCGCACGTGCCCTGAATGTCGCAATTGACGATCTTGTTCGCGGAAAAACGGCTTGAGAAAGGAGAGACACGTGTCGATCTACATTGACCCAAAAGGTATGAAGCACAAAGTAAATCATATTTTAGCAGACGGAAGGCGCGTGGACGACATATCTGGTCATCCGGTTCCCTACAATGAGGAGTTTGTAGGAGTTTATCAGATTTTAGAAGGTATAGCGGACAGAATATTAAGAGAAAGCAGAGAAGAAACGTCTCACGCAGAGCAAAAGGGCGCATAAAAAAGCTGCCGGTATAAGGAGGTGAGGGAAAAACGTTAAAACCTTGTATTGCCCTTAGGGGAGTGCCCATGAAAGAGAAAGCGGGAAGTCGCAGACCAGCAAAAAGGAGCACGATAGTATTGGATGAACGTATGAAAACAATTGCACTGGCCGTTGTAGGACTTAAGTACAGCGAATGGTGCAAGGTGCGGGAAGCTGTGGAAAAAGCGTTCGCCTCGGAACGGGCGAGAATTAAACTCGACAATTCCGAGGCGGTGGAGAGATTGCTTAGACTTGAGCTATGAAAGCATCTGAATCGTCCGAAGTTACGATTTGGATACACGATGGATGGATTTGATAATTCTTTCCACCGTACTGAACATTGATGTAACCGTATTTAAAGCACTCTGCAACAGTGCTTCCGTTTTGGAATGTCAGCATTTCCTCAAAATATATGCTCGGTGACTTGCCGTCTTCTACTGTTCCATTTTCGGTTATATCAGTCCATTTTCCAAGCAGATTTGCATAATACCGTTTCATTTGCTTCACCCCCTTTCTCGATTTGAATGTTATCACAATTCGAGTAATGGGGCAAGCTTGACAAAACCTGACGATAAACAACCAGAAAGGAGGGTGAAAACCATGGAATGGATCACAAGCCCGGTAAGCGTGGCGTTTGGGTCGGCGGGGACAATCGTTATCGGACTGTACATAATCTATAAAATTTGGAACCGGGGTGATGAAAATGAAAAACGCAGGAGAGAAGATGCGGGAGCTAAGGATCAGCAGGCGTTACTCACAACAGCACGTAGCGGACGCGATTGCAAAAGTCGAGCCGCGTGTAGACGTGCTATTGATATCCCGTTATGAAAACGGGGTATGTCTGGCAACCCCTCCTCAAGTCGAGGCAATATGCGAGTTGTACGGATGCGCCCCAACGGATGTATACGATCCGGAGGACGTGGCATTCACTCAAAACCGCACAAAACAGGCAAAGGCGGCAAGGGGAGGGGGTTTACCTTACAAGCTGACCGTCCGCGTCCCGGATGACCTTGCAAAAGCATTTTTCGAGGATTTGCGGGTATGTGAGTATACCGGACCCACCGATTTCCTCCGGGACTGTATAAAAAAGCTGCATAAGAGGGCAAAAAAGATCGCCGCCTGTGGTGGCACACAGACGACGACAAAAAGAAAATAACAATAACCACCCTCATTATGAGGGAAAAAAGGAGAAATGTCAAGTGTTTAAAATCACGCGAGACATGATTAAAGCTAAAGGCGCTTGCGCATCAGGGTACAGAGAGTTTTGTAAAGCGTTTCCGGGGGAGGCCTATCCAGATGGAGTAGAATACCAAAAAATACTGGACAGATGCGCCGAAAATGGTAGAGACTCATACGCCTCGTGGTTGGTCTACACTTTCGGTAAAACGACAGATGTTCGCAAGATTGAAGGAGATTACATATCTGAAAAATCCATTTTTGTATGCGGACGGTTGGAAGTGACAGGAAAAATATCCTGTATAGGGCGCATCGAGGCTGGTGATAGCATCAAGGCTGGTTGTGGCATCGAGGCTGGTGATAGCATCAAGGCTGGCCGGGGCATCGAGGCTGGCTGGGACATCAAGGCTGGCCGGGGCATCGAGGCTGGCTGGGGCATCGAGGCTGGCTGGGGCATCAAGGCTGGCCGGGGCATCGAGGCTGGCTGGGGCATCGAGGCTGGCCGGGGCATCGAGGCTGGCTGGG